CTTTAAAGAAGATGAACAAAAACACTTCAGCAAAACAAATTAAATTCTTACCATCCGGATATCTTAATTAGTATCGTAAAGTTCTGATCGAACGAATACGTGAACTAATCAAGAATAGAAAGGTAAAAAGAAAATTGATACGTATGGTGCTGAAGGTTCTTCGTCACACGAAGTCAGATTTTAGGCTAGCTAAATTTCTCGAGAGACTATCTCGATACAATTTAGTACTTCAAGCTCAAATTCTGTTATCAGTTCGTGAAACTGAACTAATCAGTAAGTCTCGTGAAATCGAGACCTATTGCTTAAGGATGCAAATATTTACTATGTTCACTTGCTTCACTCGAGGTTTTCTTCAGTGGTTTTCTATGTTTAAGAATTATACTGAATTCGAGAGGAGAAAGTTATATGGTGATATAAGCGATTATGGGTTTCGGACCGAATCATGCGTTCCGAAATACCCAACCACCTTTGGTTGGAACGCACCCTTTAAAGAGGGTGAGTTCAAAATTAAGGTATCTTTATTTAATACTTTTCAGTGTACAAGGAGTTTTCCTCCTGGTGACAATGAGACTGATATTAAAGCAACCGAATCTTTTATTAAAACAATAACTGATCCAGATACAGGTCCTACCATAAATGTTAAATCCGAAGGATTTTCTTATGGAACGGAGCTGTTAGACTTTATGAAAAACGGAACATGGATCCGCAAGGATTGCATTGATTACATTTCAAATAAAGTACATATTTCACTATCTTCCACGGCCTGTGTTGAAAATTCTACAGATCAAGGGGGGAAAGCGAGATACCTCAAAGAGAAGTTTATAAAATGGATAACGAAAAAGCCGCCCAGCTTTAAGTACCATTTTATACCACTCTATGAGTTTTGGATCATTGAAGATCCTAACGTCGAGCGAGTTTTCACAATAGTTCCATCATTCAAGGACGATAATAACAAATATCATCATCCAGAGAACAGAACTATGATGGTCTCTTATGACCACGTCAAGCGTCCTTTCAATATAGATATGTTTGGTAAACCGGATCCTTTGGCTCCGGGTTTCACAGACTCCTATTTTGGCAATGACGCTGCCCTCGGTTTCCAGTACTTCGTTTTCGCTTATATCCTACTAAAAGAAGAAGGATATTTAGAAGAAATCGATTGTACGTATTCCGAGGCATCCACATATGAAGAAAGTCTTCATATGGCAAGTCTACCGACTTTTAAAGACGGTAGTTTCCGTCGTACCACAAAACCATTTCCTGCCACTTATTCTACAATAAGGGAACCTGGAATGAAGTCGCGTGGTGTGACAGTCACTAAGGCTGCATAGATTTTATTCTTGCAGCCGATGACTCATATACTAAGGGCAATACTCCAATGTGATCCAGTTTAGACAGCTGGGCTCAAACGAGGTGTTCCCATATATGAGTTCTTTATGTCGTTAGCGAAACAAAATTATAAGTTTAAGAAAAATCTCTTAATGCTTTGTTTCGACTACAACGAAGCGACAGATCATTTGATGTGGTCTATCGCGATTGACGCAATTGATGGCTTTTGTGCGGGTATTGGGTTAGAAAACCAATACTTCTTGCTAGCCACCAAGGTCATTTGTTCTCCATTTCTTATTAAATTTAGAAGTAAAAATAATATGGAAATTGAGAGTAAGAGAGGTTGTCTTATGGGGCTCCCCGGTACAAAAATGATTCTACATCTCCTGAATCGTTTAGTACTAAAGTACACCATTAAGAAAACTCTCGGTCCTGAAGAATTTGGTAAAGTTCCAGTAAGACTTGTGGGAGATGACGGCTTAGCCATCTTCCGTAAAAGTACTGCTTTGAAATTTATTCAAAATTCTAAGGAATTTTCACTCGATATAGGAAGGCGTAAAGTGGGTTTGTACAAAAATGCAGCAAACTTCTGTGAACGCTTTTGGATTCGAGGTACCTTTCCAATGAAACCTGATACAGATGAGAATTTCTTAGTATCATCACTAATAGATGATATTAATCCCCGTTTGTATTCAAGAGAAGTTAAAGAAAGGAATTTCCAAAACCAGTTCGATACGAACCCATGTTTTGGAAAGTTTAAAGCTGTTAATAAAAACCAATCTTGGTCCAAGGATTTAGATCCTAGAGGGAACAAGCGTGTGGCTTTTATGTTTATATACAACTTTAGATATTTATTACCAAAAAACATCATGATCAGTATGCCAATCTGTTATGGTGGTATGGGACTGGGATCATGGGCTCTTTGTGAGCAGCTCATGCCTCCAGACTAGGAAATACTCCTAAAATACGCGACATTAACAAGTCACGTATTTAGAAAGTATAACGACTTGAATTTATTCAGAAGTACTATTTTGTGCAAGGTATACGCAGCTAGGAGATAGCTGTCAATATTTATGTCAAATGATAGTAAGTCAAGAGTAAATACGAGAGTTAACTTAGAAACAGAAATGTTATATTTCGAGCATTTCTCAGTTAACCTTCTTATGAAAGATGAAGTTATAACCAAATAGAAGTTAGATGTGAGTAAGCCTTACACACACAACAATATCATAGGTAAAAACTACACCAACGTAAGATATTTAATCAATTCAATTATATTAGCGAGCAAGAAGCCCTATCTCATGGACTTTAGTGATGATATTATCATTTATGAATATAAACACACTAAAGATAGAGTTAGAGAATTTGCTGAGATTTTTGAATCGATGAAGTTCGGAATTAATCCGTTAACAAATGAAAGATGGGGTCATTACCCGGAGGAGTTGGCTTGGTAGCCAAAACTCCCGAAGAGACCCCCGTCTGAATTTGTGACACTATTTAACGACTTATATGTTCCCGATTTGTCTATCGAATGGAAATTCGATGACGAACTTGTTAAGGAAAATATCAGTGTTAGATAGTTGAGTTTTACAGGAGAACCAGCTCATGGTCCCCTTACCCTCCATACTAGTATGGGGAATAAGTGGACGATGGAAACTAGGGCCTACTGTAATTTTAGCTAATTGCATCATTTTGCAGCTCGTTATGAGCTTCTAGTGTA